GCGTAGGTCTCAATAGTCAACTGGGTTGCGCCACTGTTCAAAGCCGCACGGGCATTACAGTTGTATCCGTTCCCATTTCCAGACAAGAACACCCGAATCATGGTGCTGCTCTGGCTAGTCAAGGTTCCCGTGGCTACCGTGTAAACGGTGCTATATGAGCTAGTGCTAGAGGATGTGAATAGCCCCGTGGTTGACTGATCAAGAACCGTCAGGCCAGCGGCGCCGCCGTCAACGAGCAACCACGCCTTGCGCGTCTTGCCAGGAAACGGTGTAAACAGCGGCAGCGACCAAGCCGGCGCACCGCCCTGCCCAAGTCCAAGACCGTCATTCATCTCAGTAATCCCCGCCGAACGCTTCGACGTTGAAAGTTTCCGCGTTGTTGGTCGAAGCCCGCAGCGACTCGCCTGCTTCAAGGATCAGCGGCAGCTTGTCGGTGTCGATTGCTTCGCTCAGGTATTTTTGGAACACAGCGACCGAGGTGCTAGGCGTGATGGCCGACACGAGGACTTCGTGCCACAGGCGGGCCGAAGAACCGTCGTGGATGAACAGGCGAACAACACCCGCAGTCGTGGTGCCTGTTGCGGTGATGTGGATGCGGCTAATCCGCGAACCAGACGCACCAGCGGTCAGAACCGTGCCAATGGTGCCGGTGCCGTCTCGGCCGGTGTTGGCGGTGCTGATCTGTGCGACCCCATGCGCGGGGGTGCTAGCAAAACCCGGAGTGGAACTCATACAACCCCCATGCTCATCAGAGCCATGTAAGTAAGCGGTGAAGTGGTGGCAAGCGTGGCCGATGCGATAGCGTCAGACACGAAAGCGGTCGAAGCGGGATAGGTGCCTGAGTCGCCTGCGGTGCGGGTTGCAACCCGCAGCGTCGTGGTCCCCGTAGATGCAGCGCCGACCAGCGTTGAGAGCTCGGTGTGCGAAGCAGAGACAGCCCCGCCGATGCTCGGGAAACACGTTACAAGCGTGGTCTTGACTAGGCGGATGTGGTCATCGCCTTCGCCTTTGGAGTCAGAGCCGCCGGGCTTGGCGTAGTCAAGCTGGTTGACGTAGGAGGCGGTTTCGACGGTCATCAATAGCCCCGGTAGATGTTGAACCGCGCGTTACGGTTGTTCGTCGCCATTTCGGTCACAAGAGGCGCCTTTTCCCGTGCGCTGTTTTCGTTGCTCTGCGCATCATTCAATGCGCGAGTAAACCTAGCGTCAAAGATGGCCGCAGCTTGGTCATCGCGGGTGAACGTGCTGGCTTCGACCAATGCACCCCAAAGGTACAAATCGGGGTAATTGGTCAGCACGTAATTTGTCGGGTTGTCGTCTGATAGGAGTCTATCTGCGACATAACGGAAATCAAAGGCATGCGCCGCAGACGCCAGCTTATCGAATGCGATCTGTTCGCCGTCAATAGCCCAATATTCAGGGTAGCCGCTGATATTTGCCCTCACAGGCATTTCGGCAGGCAGCATCTGGGTGAGCTTTTGACGCGGTTGCCATGCCTTCAACCACAGCCCAATCGGATAATTCATGCCGGCAGGAATCTCTACATAGCGACTCCCTGGCGTCATGGTCAATTCGGTTTCGATCTCATGGCTGCGCGTTACCAATTCCCGATTGATGCGGGCATCAGCGAGCGCGATGAAATCGGACAGTTGCTCCGACAAGTCGGAGCGGTGAATCCAAGACTCAATTGAGGTCTTGAGTTCTGAGTAGGTGCCGAGTGCCATCGTGAAAGAGGGGGCCGAAACCCCCTCCCCTCACTTAGTTGTTGTGATACCGGCAGGCCAGCGCCGCGCGCAGGGTCTTGTAGCCATACAAGACATCCAGGCGACACGGGTAGGTGTCCGTGCTGATCGCGTACTGGCGCACGATCCGCATGGAGATGCCGTCCAACACTTGGCGAGCCGCGAAGTCCACACCCTGCGGCATGACCAGATCGGCCGTCGCAAACGCGAAGGCGCCCTTCTGGAACAGCAGCGAGGTTTGCACAGCGGTCGAGGCGGTGCCGGCGAAGGTGATAGCAGCGTTATCGGCGGGGGAACCGCTGACGTTCTGCGTGGCACCAGACGTGACGATGGCCGGGCTGATCGGGAACGACGTGGTGGTGGCGCCAGAGCCAACAACGAATTGTTGCAGCACACCGGTGGAAACCTTGGTTTCCGGATGCACCGAGTACACGCCCGCAATGGTGATCACGTCGCCCTGAGACGGAGCCGTTGCGCCGGTATCGACCGTCAGGGTCGAGCCGGTTTGCGAAGCGCCGTTGACCAGGTACGCGCCGTTCGACCCACCACGGGTGTGCGCCGGCATCATGGTGTTTTCCGACCAGTCGAAACCGGCCGCGCGACCCATGAAGCCCTCCTTGTACTGCTCAGCCAGCGAGTCAGCGTCTTGGAACAGCGTCTTGGTGTCCTTCACCACGTCGGCCATTGCAACCGAGTCCATCAGAGCCGTGCGGTTGGCAAAGGGAGCCAAAGAACGGTTCAGAATGACGCGGGCATCAAGCGACTTGTTGAAGGTCGCGGCGGAACCACCGTTCCACACACTCTGGTACACGTCTTTGTACATGCTCAGAGCGTCGGATTCGATGTTGGCAGCCAGCACCGACATTGCCGGGTCAAGGATGCGCTTGCTGAAGTCATCCAGGCTCAGGGTCAGTTCAACCGACGAGAACGTCAGGTCAACGCCCTTTTGCGTGGCAACTTGCAGGGTCACGCTCGATTCCGTGGTGTCCTGCGTGGACAGGTTGGCACCGGTACGAACCGTGTATTGGTTCGGCAGGCGGATCTTCAGCGAATCACCAATCTTCGCGCCGGTCTTGGCGAACGAGTCGTCATAGTCGCGGGTGATGTTGCCGACGAAGTTCAGCTTTTGGTGGAGGATGCGCAGCGCCTCGCGGGTCACTGCGGTAGGGGTAAGGATCGTATTAGCCATGATTGCTCCAGGCCCGTCGCGGGCTTAGGTTGAGAGAAGGGTCACTTGCGTTTCAGTGAGGCATTGCGCCACTTCACCCACTCTTCAGGGCTCATTTTTTCCGGGTCACGATTCGCGGGCGCCTTTTGTGCGCTGATCGTCGTTGCCGGCTTTTCCTGAGCCTGTGCTTGTGGTCGCGTTGCCTTTTGACGCTCCACCAAGCGGTCATACATCTCCGCCTTGTGAAGCACCTTTCCAAAAGCTGGCATGTGCGCCGTGACGTTCAACAGGGCTTCACGAGGAAACCCCTCTTTCACTGCGTACTCGGCCAAAGCGTTGGAACGCTCAGCCGACCAGCCTTTCACCTCGCGGGACAAGTACGCTTCCGCTCGCTGAACCAGCGGTGCAAGCGATGCTTGGTGCTGGTCCGCAGCCATCTGCTGCTTTGCCGCGATGCCCTGCGCAACCTGTGAGCGTTGCTCTTGCAGTTTGCGGTGCTGAAAATCCAGCTTCTGGGCGGTTGCTGGATCGGAGTCCATCAGCGCTTGCCAATCAACCCCTTTGTACTGCTCCAACTGACGGTCCACAGCCTTCAGCTCGGCCAGGTCCTCGGCAACTTCCTGCGTGACGCGCGCTTGAACGGTCAGCAGTTGGCGAATTTGCTCGTTAGCACGCTTTTCCTCAGCAACTGCCTGAGTTTTTCGCGTGTAGTCAGCTTGCATCAGCCGCTCTGACTTCAGCTTCTCAATCAGGTCTTTCTTGCCCCTGATCTTGAGGCCCTCTAGTTCTTCCTCTGCTTCGTCGTCGGGTTGCTGCTCTTCTAGCAGGCCCTCGTCTAGCTCGGGTTCGCTGTTGGCCTCAGTAGCTTGCGGCTGAGGTGCGGAATCCTGCGGTGCAGGTTGTTCCAGTTCTTCCATGTCACTCCCGGTGCCTTCGCAGGCATGCGGTTCGCTGCATTGATTGGCAGGATTGCCAACCGCCCCGCAGCTATAGGGCGGGTTCTTTCATGTTCAGCAGGCTGATCAGGTGCTTTTGCGCTTGCGCAATCGCTTGCCTGGCCGCCTTCTGGCGCTGCATCAACAGCTTTGCAACAGCGTCCTCTTCTTCTTTGGCCGCCTTTGCAATAGCCTTTTGGGCTGCCTCTTGTTCCCTTTGCGCTTGTGCCTCTGCTTTTCGGCGTTGACCTTCAGCGGCCCTTGCAGCAGCCCTTTCAATGTCCCTTGTGCGCCGGATTGCGTCCGCATCTGCGGTTGCTTTTCGCTGCGCTTCCATCTCTTTACGGATGGAATCAAGAACGGTTGACTGCGCTTGAGAGAGAAACTCTTGCAGCCTTATAAGCGCCTCTTCCTCTAGTTCGTCAGGCGGCTTTGGAGCCGTTGGCGGCTTTGCCTTTATGGACTCTGGCGCAACAACTTCGACCGGCTTGCTTGGTTCCTTGAACTCTTCAAACTCAACCGGCGGATTAACCTTCTTGCGCTTGACACCGGCCCGCTTCCAACCGCCGCTTACCCGTTCACCCGAGTAATCACCGTCATAGGCGTAAAGCTCTTCAAACCCGACGGCATCGCCGTCGTAGTAATAGAAGTCAGCCATTTATGCCGCCGTGTACAGGTCGATTCCTCGCGCGGTTCCGGCTGCGTTGAAACTGACGACGAGGTAAGCTGTTCCTGACGACAAAGCAGCATCCGTGATTGTCAGCGTTGCATCGCTTGCCGTGGTCTGGTTTGACAGCGACAAAGCCACCGTTCCATCTGCCGGGTTGATCACCTTCACGAACGGAATCACCGTGTTTGGCAGAGTTGCCTTGTTCCACCCTGCATATGGTTTTGTCGTGATGTATGGGGTAGCGGGGCCAGCCCCACCACTGCCCCTGACATACCAAGTAAACGCTGCCCCTCGTGATGTCCTGATCTGCCAGCGTTGGCGAGGCGCTGCTGTACCTGTTGAGCCACCAGAGCCGGATGAATACGCAGCACCCTGCCGCCACTCGATGACAGAGCCACGCGAGTAACGGTAAACGTGCATCAGGGCTCCATCGTCAGTGTGACCAGCAGATCATCGGCGCCAGTGGCCGTGAACCGCAGCGTCACAACGTTCCCGTTCAAGTCGGCGGCCGGAAGGTCGATCTTGTAAATTCCGTTAGACACCTCGGTGACGCTGCCCAGCGTGCCAGAACCGAAGGCGCCACCATCAATCGAGCGGGTGGCCGTGACAGTCAGGCCCGTTGCCGGGTTGTGGTTCGTGCTGTCAGTCATCAGGAACTCAAACGCCGACAGGGCTTGGTTCTTCTTGATGACCGATTTCAGCGGGAAGCCCGCAGTCCCATCTATGAATGCGGTATAGACGGCAGTCGGCAAGACGGTGAAGTCATGCCGCACAGCAAGGGCGCCGGACATCTGGACGACAATGGCCCCAGATCCAACGGTGTTGGTGTCCGTTGCATCCAAGACGGCGTAGTAATTGCCGGCGCTGATGTGAGTGGCGCCGCCGCTGTTCTTGTTCGCCAGCGTGGTTGCGCCTGCTTTCCAGATCTTGATGTCGGTGTTTGCAATCGTCAGGGCCGTTTCAGCGGTGACGCCATCGGTGGAATCAACGAACGGACCAAGCAAGACTTCCTGACTTGCGGTGCTTTCTTTCAAGTAGATCACGCAGACCTCATCATTCGGTAAGTGTTGGAGATTGCAGCAATGGCAGACCCGCTAGGGGTCGTTGTGACATACGAAATTGGAGACCCCGAGTAAGTCAGCGTCGGACTTGTCGTGATGCTGATGGAGTGCGTCCCGTCCGTGTCCGCGTTGGCGGTGAACGTGGTCGAGGTGTTGCCAGCCGTGATCGTGGGCG